AGTAGACTCTGGTGATGGTAATACTTGTGAACTTGTTTACCGTTTCGTAAGGCACATGGCAGAAGCAGGACATACAAGAGTATTTGCAGTCAAAGGTGCTGGTGAACTTAAGTATACCCCTTTGGATATATATAATGAACCAACAAAGATTGATAATTTTACAGATAGTAATGAGAGAAAGTCTGTAGCTGAAACTATGGGAGTTACCATCTTTACCATTGGTGCTTACCGCGCACATGAAGAAGTTCTGAGAAGAATTAACTTAACAGGAACAAGAGACCGCCACTATCATCATGAAACTTCCTATGGTGGTTATGAAGAACAAATCTTCTCTTGTAGAAAAGAGTATTCAGCAGACGGAGGAAGGGCATCTTTTAAAAGAATCTCATCAAGACATAAGGAAGCTATAGACTGCGAGAAGATGGCACTTTGGGTAAACTATGCTTTAGGCATACGACATTATACAAATATAGAGTGGACTGCAATTGAGCATTACATCTATTCAACTAAAAACCTTTAACACTGGAGCTACCATGAACTACTTACTCGCTCGCTTAGAAGAACCCTCAACTTATAGAGGTTTAGTTTTATTAGCTACAACTTTTGGTATGCAAGTAGCTCCAGAAGCTGCCGATGCTGTTGTAGCAATAGGCTTGCTACTTGCAGGTCTTATTGGAGTATTTGTACCAGATAAGGTAAAAGAAGATGCCTAGAACAATTGTTGAAATACAAACAGACATTACTAATGTTAATGCAGCAATAACAGCATTACTTACAGGTAACAAGTTATTGGAACTTCGTGTTGGTAGTGGGGACTTTGCAAGAACTTATCGTTGGCAGGAACTTTCATTAGAATCACTCTACTCAATGCGAACATCTTTATATGAGGAATTAGCTACAGTAACAACAGAAACTCCTACATTCTCTGTAGGCAAGACAGTCCCAATGTTTACTAGAAGGTAATATAATGGAAGAAGACCAAGACTTATACGAAGTCCCAATAAACGACCTCTATCTTCAACGAGCTTATCAAGGTTCTGTTACCGACTATAAGAATGGCTTGCGAGGTCTTAAGTCTGGAGAACCAGATACACTTGCAGCTAGAGAAATTCGCTTTCTACAACGTAGAAACCAAGACATTATCCGTAACAATGGGTACGGACGTATTGCACTTAATGTTTTCAAGACAAAGCTTGGTTGTTCTAAAGTTATCTGGAAAGATAAGAAGGGTAAAGAACATAAACTAATGCAAGACCTTTGGGATGAGTTTGCTGCAAAACCAACAATTGATGGGAGAGGTAACTATGCCACGTTTCAAGGTGAATCTAACGGTGCTTTATATACTGATGGAGCTAGTTTTGTGCGCTTCTTGGTTGTTCGCTCTGGTAATAAAGCTAAAGTACCTTTGAAATTACAGCCAATTATGGCAAGTCAACAAGCACTTGAAGCTATACCAGTACAACCTTTAGTTAATACTGCTTATAAACATGGTATTGAGTTTGATATTAACGGAACACCCTTAAACTACTTGTTCTATCGTAATAACTTAGAAGCACAGATACAAATGAAACAAGGTTTCACGCAGTATAACTTTGTAACTGTTCCAGCAAGCGAAATTGTTCATACCTTTGAAAGAGAGTTTGTAGGGCAGTGGATTGGGATACCTAAGTTGACGGCAGTTTTACTAGACCTATATGCACTTGATGACCTTATAGCTTCGACGGTTAGCAAACAACAAGCTGCACAAGCTATTAGTATTATTGTTGAGAAGACTGGTAGTATTATGAACCAAACCCCTCTTAATACAGCTATAGCTACAAGTATTGGTACTGCTAACATCGATGGACAGAAGAAAACAATCTTTAACACTAAAGCTAGTTCTGTTCAATATGCTGGAACTGGTGAGTCTGTTAAATGGTTTCAAGGTGGTGATATTGGAGGAAACTTACAAGTTCTTGTTGAGATGGAAGTAAGAAAGATTGCGGCTATCAGTGATATTATGTACCATGAGCTAACACAAGATACTGGCAACATGAACTATTCTGCGTTGCTAGGCTTACTTATTCAGTCTCGTAACCGTATAGAATACTTATATAACTATTTGTTAATCCCTTGTCGTGAACAAGTTATTGCAGATAAGTTTAAAGAATTTGCAATCCTTTATAATAAGAAAGTTAGTAACGCTGTTCCTTACTTCCAATTGCCTCGCTGGCGTGGTGTTGATGAACTCAAAGATGCACAAGCAGATTTACTTGAGTTACAGAATGGTATGACAACTATAACTTCTGTCTTAGCAGAGCGTGGTTTAACCCCTGATGACATCCTAGCTGATAAAGAAAACCGTGACCTATTTGCTAAAGAACTTAACATTGAATATACTAATGCTGTAGCTAACCCTTCAATGACTACTTTGAAGAATACTCAGGCAAACTCAGCTACTACTTCAAATTAATATTGACACTTCACTTCTTTAGGTGTAAAGTGACTAAAAATAACAGGAACTTACTAATGACCGACCATAGTAGATTGATAGAGAAAAGACTTGCTGGAGTTCCTCTAGCTATAAGTCAACAAAAGCTGGAGGTTATAACTTCTGAGGTAACTCTGCGTTTACTTGCTGGAGAGGCTTTGCAATCTTTTGAACCGATGGTTAAACCTAATCTTAGTAAGAACGGTAAAGCTGTAGTAGATATTTCTGGTTCGCTTGTAGCTAAAAATGGTTTCTTTGGTGGTTCTGGAAGTACATCTTATGAAAGTATTGTTAATCAAACTAAGTCTTTAGTAGACTCTGGTGTTAAAGAACTCTATTTCAATATTGATTCTGGCGGTGGTGAAGTTACAGGTTTATTCGCGGCTTCTGACTATATAGCTTCCTTAGCTTCTAAGGGTGTTAAAACTATAGCATTAATAGACGGTATGGCTTGTTCTGCTGCTTATGCCATTGCCGCATCTTGTTCAGAAGTCTACGCAACGAGTTCTTCTGAACTTGGTAGTATCGCAGTTATAACTTCCTTAGTTTCGCAAGTTAAAGCAGATGAACAGCGTGGTTATTCTTATACTATCTTGCGTAGCAAAGATAAGAAAGCTCTTGGTAACTCCCATGAAGCTATAACTCCAGAAGTTCTAGCTTTAATAACTACTCGTCTTAGCGAGTTTGATATAATCTTTAACGCTTCTGTTAATAAGTACCGCCCACAAGTATCTATTGATGCTATCATTAGTTGGGAAGGTAAAACATTCTTAGCAGAGGAAGCCCTATCTTTAGGACTTATTGATAAAATAATTCCTTCTGTACAAATGTTCTTAGATGAGCAACCCACAAAACCCCTTTCATTAGCTAATGCTGCTGTTAAAGGAACTTCAATAAACTTAAGAGATAATAAGATGGAAGAAATTGCGCTATTGCAAGCTAAAATCATCCAATTACAGGAAGACAACCATAAGTTAAGTGCTGATAAATCCTTGGCAGAAGCTTCGGCTAAACAAGCTGAACAAGCTCGTTGCTTGGGAATCTTAGCTGCTGCTGATACCTTTGGTATTAGTCTTTCTGCAATTACCAAACAAATTAGTGCTGGCTTTACACAAGACCAAGTTGTTGCTAACTTTGAAATGCTTAAAGAAGAAACGCAAAAGGCTTCTGCTTTAGATACTTCAACAGTTGTTACTACAGCTCAGAATGTTCCTGAAAGTAATGTTAGTGCTACTATTAAAGACCAGCTAGTTGCTGCGGCTGAAAAAGCTAAAACAACCGCCAGTCATACCCGTAGAATGGGAGCATAATCATGGGTCAATTTGATACGCAACAAAATGGTGTAACTAGATATAGTGCTACTACGCCTAAAAGAAAATTCTTTGGAGCAGAAGAAACAGTTTCTTCTGTTAAGACTATCAAGTCAGGTCAGGTACTTAAAGCTGGTACTTTCTTAGAAAGTGATTCTGCTGGTAAGTTAATAGCGCATGGTAGTATTGCTGAAAGTGCTTTAGTTACCTTTACAGCTGCACTAACTAGCGGACAGACATTAATCATGGCTGGCTTAACTTGGACAGCAGGTTCTTCTGGTACTACAGTTGCACAGTTAGTAACTGCTTGGAAAGATATTGCCTCAGGCACAGGTTATGCTGCTTTATCTGCAAGAACAGGCGGTGGTACTTTCACTGCTGGTACTTTAACAGGTTATGCT